GGGGAACTAAAAACTCTATATCTAGATTATCAGATAATTGGATTGTAAAGGCATATTTAGATAATTTTACTCCGAATTTAGACATACCTTGTTTTGAGGGAACTTTAAATAATTTAGATAATTTAACTATTAAAAAATAACCCCCTGGACTTATCAGCTTAGCTGGTATTTCCAATTTAGAGAGTGATGATGGCGGACAGTGAGCCGTATATGAACTATCGTAGGAACAGGCGAAAGTACTTCCTAAAAGTAATTAGTCGGGTACGATAACACGACATTAATCTGCTAGTCAAACCTAGCTCATCATTCTCTACATTGGGAATTAATTACTCCCTTGTGTCCGACAAGATTCGGAATACCCCTCTAATCGCTTCGGTGGTTAGATGCCTAGTGTCAATTATATGTTGACTATTAGGCAATTTGCCGATTGGAAAGCTTGTTGAGGGTCGCAACCTCTTCTCTCACAACATAGGCAACCGAGAATTAGTTTAAGTAAAACCCCGAAATTAAGTAGGGTGATGTCAGTTCATATCTGACATTCTCGGCTAATAATTAACAACTTAGTTCTTCGTGATAGGAGAGTTAAGTAATAAATAGATATCGGTTGTCGGAAATACCGACATACCACTATAAATAAAATAATATGAATAATATAGATAATATGTCAAAAGAAACAATGGAAGAACAATTTAATAAAATGTGTATCCTAACAGATGATGGAAAAGCTAAATATTGGAAACCAGCAGTGTTTGGATATGCAGAAGATGACAGGGAAGCACCACTAGACAAATTCTTCCCAGAAACTGTTAAACAATTCATCCGCACCATCCGTCTTAAAGATAGAGAGGAGTTGATTGGGGAGATGCCTAAAAAGAAAGTTGTAACAAGAAGTAGTGTTGGAGATTATTATAAATATGAAGATTGGGAAGGGTTCAACGATGCTATGTGCCAAGTAAAAAAACTAATCACCGAGCATTATAATTAATAAGATTATATGAAGCTATATTGTAAGCATTGTAAAAAGATACTCTATCGTGATATGAGAACTAATGCTTGTAAAAGTATGATGTCTAAGCGTGGTTATAAATCCTTTTGTTGGGAAGCTAATAAATATGTTTACTTAAATAAGATTAAATAATATGTCAAAAGAAAAAACAGAAAGAAACAAGGCGATCATAGACTTAATAAATAAAGGTATAGTTTATAGAGATATAGCGTTAGTATTAAACAACACCATAACACTAGCCAGGGTTGAGGAAATCAATAACAGGTATAATAAAAACCAAGACAAGTATAGGCATTGTGTTAATTGTGGCAGTAAGAAAAACCTTATCCTAACAGGCAAGATAAGAAACATTTGTGAGAGTTGTGCCAGGAAGGTTGTCAGTCTGTAAGTATTGACAAATTTATACAATGTGATATAATTAAGGAGTAATAATTAATTGAGTAAATATAATATATTGTTTATTAATGTCTGCGGTTTCAACTTTATAGTGGAAGTAATATGTCTTGTAAAAGGTTTAGGTAATGACTAAACATAAAACTTAACCTCTATTACTAAGAACTATTAAATAATGAAGTTATTAGTTTCATCAACTAATAATTATGGAGTTAATTAATATAACCGCAACCATTAGTAAATAATTTAACAAACAATAATATGAAAATATTAATAGGAAAAATTCTTTTTACATTAATAGTATTATGTTGGATACTTTTTATATCATCACTTTTTATTAATAGAGATAGATATTATTTTATATCTTATATGTCTAATAATGATTATGGTAATGCCACTATTATCTTTAATGGAAAATTTGATTTTAAAAAAGCTTTAAAAGCTATTAGTAAAGAAATAAATAATGATATTTCTATAATATATTATAATGAAATTAGTAAAAAACAATTTAAAAACTTTAAATAATTAACTAATAATAAAACTATGTTTCTACCTTCAAATTACAAAGCACCATCAGGGAATTACTTTAAGTTTCGTGATGGAGAAAACACATTTCGTATTCTATCCTCAGCAATAGTTGGGTATGAGTATTGGACTACAGATAACAAACCTATAAGGTCAAAAGAACTTTTTAGAGAAACACCTGATATTAAACTAGATAAAGAAGAAAAACCAACTAAAGTAAAACACTTTTGGTCGTTTATAATCTACAACCAAGACACTAACACAATACAGGTTATGGAAATTACTCAGTCAGGCATACAAAAAGCGATTGAGGCTTTAGTCAATAATAAGAAGTGGGGCGACCCTAAAAATTACGATATTACAATTTCTAAGTCCGGTAGTGGTCTTGAAACTGAGTATTCTGTAATGTCTAACCCTCACACACCACTAGACAAGACGATTAAGGCAGAGTTTGAGGACAAAGGTATTAACTTAAATGCTCTTTATGAAGGTGGCGATCCATTTGAGAAACAAGAAAAGAAAATGAGTATTGATGATATACCTGATTATTTAGAAACTAAAAAATAATAATATGAATAACGAAAATATAGACAAAGCTAAAATAAGAGTTGATAAAATACACGAAGAATATGGCGAGAAAGAATTTATCATTGACCTTGAGAGTCGCCCACAACCTGACTTAGTGTCTATGTGTGAGGGCTTAATAGTTCATAGCAAGACACTTAAAGACCCTGTTAAGATAGAAGCTGATATTGAGAAGAAGAAGAAAGGCTTAAGAAAGACTATGAGTGTTGATACTGACTTAGCAGAGATAATCTGCGTTGGTATTAAAGAGATAGGCAAAGAGCCTAAACTCTACACCCTAGAAGAAATGGAGAAATGGTTTGAGGATAATGAGAGGTTTAAGTTTATATCGTTTAATGGTAAAAAATTTGACTTACCTCTCCTAATAAAGCAAGGGCTTAAACATAAACTCAACTTCCCTTATCGTAAGTTAAAAGATATGTGTCGCAAGTATCAGATTAACGGACACTATGACTTAATGGAGATTATAAATGACGGAGAGTGGAAGTCTTTAGACACCTTATTACAAATTTATTGTGGTGTTAGTAAAAAACCTGTTAATTTTGAAACTGCTAGCGAGCAAGAGATTAAAGAGCATTGTCTTGAGGATATAATAAATACAGAGCTAATATATAACGTATTTAAGCCAATATTATGAAAAGAAAAGTAGAACACGTATCAATAAAAGAATTTAACAAGAAGTATGGCTCTATTTTTAAAACCCCTCCTGTTAAGCGTAATAAGTTTAACGCTAGAAAAGTTATAATAGGAGAGAAAAAGTTTGATAGTAAAAGCGAAGGTGATTATTATGTTGATTTAGAACTACAAGTAAAGGCAGGACTGATTAAGAGCATAGAAACGCAAGTGAGAGAGGAATTTTGGGCTTATGGTAAGCATATCTGTAATTATTATGTTGATTTTCTCGTCTATCACAATGACGGAACAAGAGAATTTATCGAACATAAAGGAATGGCAACTCCACTTTGGAGATTAAAATGGAAGCTATTATTAGCGAAATATGATAACGAGATAAGCAAAGGAGAGGTAAAGTGTAGCATTAATTGGTATCGTAAAAAAGTAATTAATAGATAAATAATTTAATTAATAAAATTTATATGGAAAAATTAGACCTAGAAAAATTTAATCCGCAAAAAGCAGAGCTTCAAAAAATTGTTAGTGGATTTAAAGACTTAACAATTAAAGATGTTAAAGACAAAATTGGTTATTTAGCAGTTGATACTGCTAGAAAAGACTTAAAAACACTTAGAGTTAAAATAACTAAAACTGGTAAAGACCTTCGTGCCGATGCTAGAGCTTTCGCGTCTGCTGTAATTGATAAAGAAAAAGAATTAGTTAATATAATTGAACCAACTGAAAAATCACTTAAAGAACAACAAGATAAAATTGATAAAGAAAAAGAAATGATTGCTAGAAAAGAGTTGCTTCCTGCGCGTATAGAAAAACTAGCGACTATAGGAATTATTGATATGCCAGAAGAAGAAATTTTAAAGATGTATTATAATGAATTTGATGAATTTTTTAATAATCAAAAAGAACTTTATTTAGAAAAGAAGGAATCTGATGCTAGGTTAGAAGCTGATAAAAGAGAAGCTGAACTTATTGAACGTGAACAAAAAGCAAAGGAAGAAGAAGATAGATTGGCTAGAGAAAAACGTGAAGGAGAGATAAAAAAGAAAGCTGAAGAAGAAGCTAGAAAACAAGCTAAGGAAGATTTAAAAATAGCTAAAGCTAAAGCAGAACAAGATAAAATTAATGCTGTTGAAGCTGAGAAAGCTAAAGCTGAAGATGAAAAGAAAAGGCTTATTGCTGAACAGGAAAAGAAAGAAGCCGACAGAATTGAAGCTGAACGTATAAAAACTGAGGAAGAAGCTCGTATTGCTAAAGAGATAGCCATAAAAGAAGAAGAAGAAGCAAAACAAATGGAGAAGCGGAAGATATATAAAGAATGGTTAGTAAAAAATGGATACACAGATGCTAAAAAAGAATTATTTAACATTAAAAGAGATGGAAATGTATACTCTTTATGGAAATTAGTTGATGATTTAATTATTGAATAACTTAATTAAATAAAATAATATGTTTCAAGTTCCTAGTATCGTAAACACAATAAAAACATTAGTTGATGGTGGCTGTAAATTAGACATCACTACTAGAGAATTAAAACCTTCTGAAATGACTGAGTTGTTTCAATTAAAAAACAAAGAAGGTTGGTTATTATTTAAAGAGAATGAGATAAAGGAGAAAGACTTAGACAATATACCCGAAGCTATTAATGACGAGTTTGATAAAAAAACCCCAAGCCAAAGGTTTAGGGACAGATTATTTGTGTATTACAAACAGACACATAATGATACTAAAGGGTTTAACGATTGGTATATAAGCACATTAGACACTTTAGGACAGCAGTATTTAGATAAGTTGAATTAAAAAAAAGAGCCTCATTTAGAGGCTTCTTTTTATTATCTTACTTTATTTCCAGCAGATATTAAACTAAGTATTATTATTGTCCATATAATAAAATCCATATTATTTATTTCCTTCAATAATAAGCGGTGCTAATCCTTTTTTAATTGCTGATTTAGCTGGTATTTTAGCACCAAACTTAGCTACTTTTCCAGCACCTGTAGCTAATTTCCCAACAACTCTTGGCGAAAATAGTGGCAATACTAGTAAAGAAATTGGGTTTAATAAAGCACTAGCACTAGCACCAGCAATAGCCAATCTACTTCCTAAAGTAGCTGGAAATACATTTCTAAACTCACTAGCAGCTAATTGATTCAATAAATCAACACCAGTTCTTTTTTCTAATCTTTGTAAAGCTCTGATATACACTTCATTATTTTCCTTAAATACATTTGATAACTTTCTAACAACTCCAGTAACGGCAGTTGGATTTGCTTTTTCATTCTTAATACTTTTTAATATATCATCAATTCCCTCCATTAGTTGTTTATCAACACTAAAGTCTGACCTTAGTTTTCCTAACGCTGGGTAAATATTTTTTATAGCATTACTATATGTATTGTGTATCTTGCCAATTATGGCACTTGATTCTGTTTTAGCTCCTTTTTCAAATTTTGCTAAAGCATTTACTCTTGCGGCAACATCTTGAACACCTTTTACAGAAAAATCCTTTTGATTCTTTAATGTATTCCAAACAGCTTGAATTTGTTTTTGTTCAGACGAATTAACTATTGAACTGTTAAGTTTATCAAAATTGAGAACATCATCAGAAATAGAAACCCTAAAAGTGTTCATAATATTTTTAAGATTTTCTGTTCCTTTTTCTAGCTTATTTTTAAACTGATTCTTAACACCACTAAATACTCCTGGTGTTCCTGGGGCTGCCTGTGTACGAGCTAGACCACGTCTTGGTGATAATTTGCTCATTCTGATTATCTCTTTGTTAAAGTTTTCTCCAACCTCTTTTCTAAGACCACCCAAGACCTCAACTGCTTGTGTTCTAATATCTGCTGGTATTTTATTTTCCGTCATTGCCTTTGCAACTGCTACTGGATTCTTAAATGTTTGTTTAATTATTTCTGCATCTTTCCCTATCGCTAATCCTAATGCTCCAAAAATAGATTCGCTTATTGCTGGTAAAACTTTTTTAGCAACAGCACCACCAGCTCTTAATGCAGGGGGAACAATACCACCGATAGTTGCAGCTTGTTTTGTTTCTTCTGGATCTCCACCAGTTTGTAGAGCAATCTTACTACCAAACTCTGTAGCTCCAATACCACCTCTGACACCTTGTTTTAATAATCCTCTAAATATTCCTGGTTTAGTTAATAATTTTTCTAATATTGTAACACCTTTTAAAGTTGCTTTTTCAGCTCCAACTGGTGTAAATAATTGTGCTGTTTCACCAAAAACTTGTCCAGCTTTTTCAGATGGAGTAACACCTTTTCTTGTTAAGTCTTTTGGTATTACTTTTTCAGCAGAAGTTCCATCAAATTTAGCACCAAACGCCTTAAGTGGTAATTGTAATGCCTTTTCTCCTAGTTGTGAAGCTCCCTGTAATGTTTGGAAAATTGACCTTCCACCCTGAGAACCAAATTCACCAACCTTATCAATAAAGTTAGTTTTATCTGGTTTTATTATTGTTTTACCTTGATTAAAATTAAATGCCATATAATTATTTTATTATTACAAATCCATTATTAATAGCGTCATCTAAATCCTCTTGAGATAAATTCTCAAACAATTTTACTTCCCCAGTTTTAGGGTCTTGTAGATTAACAGTTTGTTGTTCAGCAACTGCACTATTTACACCAGTTACTGCTATTCTGAAATCTTCTTCGTCAAAGAAGTCATATTGTTGTATTCTGCCTTCAATTAATGCACTTAAATCATCTTCATAATCATCAAGTGAGATAACAAATTGATTGTCTTGTTGATTAACATTTGGAACTAATTTAGCAAGTCTTTGTGCTTCCTCTTCTGATACTGCTGCCCCAGACAAAGACTTAACAAATAATGCTAATTCTTTACCAGTTTTAACTTGTAATTGTGTGAAGTTATCAACCTTTTCTGTTTCACGACCAACAAATCTCAGTCCTTCTTTAAATGCTTTAGAACCAAATCCAGTATTTACATCATCTTTTAGCTTCCTAATTTCTGCAATATCGTCTTTTAGTTCAAATAAACTAATTAATGTACTGTAATCTTTAGTTTTTAATCTCTGGAATTCAATATTACCTGGTCGTCTTTCCATAATCCAATTAGCTTGTTCTGATGTAATACCAAAGGGAAGATTAGATGTTCTAGCAGATTTATCTGTTATAGCTTTTCCACCTAAATCTGGTAATCTAGATGTTATGATTTTATCGTTATAACCAAATTCAATATTATCATCATAAGGGACATTAGCATTTTCTCCTAAAAACTCAAAATGAACATTATCACCCATTTCTTCTGCTGTTTGAAACCAACCATTTTTATTCATTGTTTCAGTAATCGCATTAACATAATTTTGGTCTGGGAATACATCAATAGCTAATCCAAGTTGATGTTTAGATATTCCATTTGTTCCATCTAATTGTGATTTTCCAGCATCAAATAATGCTTTTTGTTGTTCTGCTGTTCTAAAGGTTGAGCTTTCAACTGCTCCAAGCATTAAACCAGATTGTCCATTTACTTGAACACCTGCTGTTCTTAGTGCATTATCAATACTTCCTAATGAGCTAGAAGCAACAGAGTCAATATTAAAATCTCTACCATTAATATTTAATTGCACCATATTACCACTCGGTTGGATAGAGCCAGTTATACTACTAACAGTTGTTTCTTGAGGTGTAAATGTTCCAGTTGATGGGTCAAATGTTCCGCTAGGTTGTTGTTCTGTACCTTTAATAAATTGAAAATCTTTTTCTTCTGGTTTTGGTTTTAATTTTGTATAATCCAAAGAGTTAATAACTGCCTGTTTGCTCTTATCGTTTAAAGTAGATAAAAGAGTACTCATATTACTTGGGTCAGCTTCTATCGCTAATTTATAACTTTCTATCATAGTTTCAGGTATAGCCATTTTATCAGCAAATTCTTGACCAAATTGTTGAGCTTTAAAAAATACATCTTCAAAATTTGCTATCGCCTTGTCCGCTTTTGCCAACTGGTAAGCATTTTCGTCTATCTCACCCTCTATTACCCCAACATTACTTTGTCTTATCTGACTTCTTTGACTAGGGCTCATAGTTTCAGTCCCCGCAGTATCAGTTCTAGCAGCGATTGCCTTACGTTGTAAATCTCTCCGTTTTTGTAGCAACTCTGTTGTATCAACCCCTTGAGCTTGTTTAAGAGAGTCCACTAAAAGGCTCTGATAAGCATTAGTCTGGTCATTAGATTGTGTGGTATCAACTGAGCCACTAGGCAACTCACCGCCACCAGTGCTAGTTATAGCATTAGGATTGACAGGAGAAGAAGTTTCTAATTTATACCCCTTAGAGAAGTATTGTTTTGATTCAGGCGAATCAACAGGAACGGCAACTCTCTGTCCGGTTGGACTAACTAGAGTAGCTTTTTTGGGAGTTTCAAATATCCCGTCTAAATTTCGTTTTAAATTTGGAAGTGCCATATTTTTATTATTTAAAGTTTATATTGATTTTTAAAATTCTCGTAATTTGGGTCAAGCCCACTTATCTTCTGTCCATTAGGTAAAGTAATTGTTGGTTTTGTTCCAGTTGGAGCAACAGTCTTAGGAGTTTCTATAAGTCCACTATAACTTGATAACGCATTACCTGACAAGCTAGAATTGTCTAAAACTCTCTTTTGTCTTTCAGCAGTTATCAAAGCATTCTTTTCATTAATAACATCTACCTGTCTTTGTTTAGGTAATTCCCCAACTAAATCTCCACTAGGAGTAAATAAAGAACGAGAACCTGCTTGATTAAAGCCTTGTGCGTTCACATTATATCTCTGAGTTGAGGTGTCTAATCCTAATTGCCCAAACGCTTCACTTCCTATTCTCCTCTCAGTAGTAGTGGCTAAGTCTTGTTTCTCACGAGCCATAGCAAGACTAGCGTCATCAAGCCCTTCCTGTTGTGCCCTGATAGTCTTAGACTCTCTTACACCTCTTTCACTTCCAAATGCTAAACCTGCCTGTGCCTCACTCTCTGCCTGAGTTCCTAAGCCAGTCTTAAAAGTTTCCTCAGCTCTACCTAAGCTAGTGGTGTAGTCATCTTTCATTCTTTGTAAGGAAGTCTTTAAGTCGCCTGTTTCAAAGCCTATAAGTTCGTCATAATAACCTGCGATTGTATCTTTTGCTTGGTCTTCAAAAGCAGTAGCCTGTTCAGGTGTGATTTCAAGGTCAGGGTTAATTATCTGTCCCGCCTTAATACTATCGCCTAAAGCTCTCATATTCATTAAGTATTGCATCTTTAAGCTATCGTCTAAGGAGTCAAAGGCTAATTTCTTATCTGGGTCAGCTAATTGCTCTACTAAGAATGGATCTAAATCAATCATACCTTGAAACAAAGAACTAAGGGCAGTATTTGTTGTGGTGTCGGCTGTTGTGTCTGTGTCAGTTGTGGTGTCATCTATCGTATCATCTGTTGTGTCATCAGTTGTTGTATCAGTTGGAGTTCCAATAGACCAGTAAGTATTTTGTCCGCTAGTATAACTAACCATCCAATCTTCCAATGTTTTATTTTCTGACCTTTCACTATATCCTAAAACTTTACCACCACCAGTAATAGGTCTTTTATAATTAGCTGTAAAAGTTCCATCAGCATTTAGTTTAGGAGCAGAGCCAAATGCTTTATTAATTTGTTCTTCGCTATACCCAGCACTCAATAATGGTTGTTTCCAGTCAGCAGTAGAAGTATCAGTTGGAGTAGGCTCAGAAACAGCACCACTAGAAGTGCTAGAGTTCTTATCCCTAGACACAACCGTCATATCGCCACTAAAGGCACTCTTGTTGGTGCGAGTTTGAGAATAGGCTTCATTAACTAAGTCAGTAACAGAATATCCAAGACTAGCTAATTTAGGTATTAAAGAAGCATTGCCTTGTAGCCATTTAGCCATTGTTACTCCATTTACACCTTTATCTTGAGTAACCTTTGAGTTTTTTAATAAGTTTTCTAGTGTTAGTTCTTCCATATTATTATATTAATTCTTTTATTATTTGTTTTAAATCTTTAACATTATTTGCGGAATTTAATAGTTTGTTTAGTCTAGCAATTCTTTCTTCTGAGTTTTCTTCTATTAAACAAAACTTATCTTTATCAAAGAAAAATCTGTTTTCTTCTTTTCTAACTATATTACCTGTTTTTTTATCTTTAAGTTTAAACATATTAAATTGCTAATTGATAAATAAGTATTCCAGTAGATGATACTGCCCTTCCTAATTTAACAGAATTTTCTCCAGCAGAAGTGCTTATATATTCCGATTCAGATGAATCAAGATAGTAAACTGAACCAATAGTCAATCCAGAAAAACCTTCAACAATACCACTAAATTGAACATAAATACTTTCGTTTTCATCTGCTGTTGATGTGGCAAACCCTGTATAAGCTATTTTATTTGTATTAGTATCATCACACGCCATAATTTCTCCAGGAGCTGGTCCTTCAACATAACTATCATAAACTTCAAAAACAAAATCATAAGCAGAAGTTATAGACCAAGTAGAACCACTATTAATTGAAAGAACAAAAGCACCTCCAGTATAACTTCCCGAAGAGCTATAATTCCACTCTATACGATTAATATTTTCTCCATCAGGAACATTAATAACAATAGCATATTGTGTATTTGGCTCTACTGTTAATGCTGAGGCAAATACAAATTCAACTAAACCAGCTGAAGTTGAAACATCAGCAGCTGTCATTGATTTTGTTGCAAGGGCAGAACCAGTTGGTATAGCTCCATCTAAAGTATCCTCTGTTGCGTAAATAGAAACATTTAAGTTACCAGATGGAGAACCAACTCTTTGTATATTTATTTTAACTTTTGTAATTGTATTTTTATTTGTAGCAACAGTAAATGTTTGTGCTGACCAAAAATTATCCCAAGTAGGATAGTCGGTAGTATAACCAGAAAACTCAGCATCTTTACTCTCAGCTAAAGTTCCTAATAAATTAATATAAATAGGAACAGGAACAGTTGCTCCTGTAATATCTTCTGCTGCTGTAAAAGAGTTTACTATACTAATATTAGTAGCAGTTAAATTTGCTCCATTCCAATTTAAGTATGAATTAGCATCTCCTATATAAAACTTAGCTAAATCACTATCACTATCATCTATGCCTAATATAAAACCTGATTGAGTATTAGTAAAATCAGTTTTACCTGCTGCGATATATACATCACCAGTTCCAGCAGATACAGCCAAAGTTATAGTTTTAGAAGTTATTGTTCCAGTTGTTAATTTACCAACGCTTAAACTATCAATATATGTTCCATTAACAACCGAACCTGTACCTGTTTGTATTTTACCTTTTACGGTTAAAGTTGAGCTAGTGGTTACATTCCAATCAATAGAAGAACTACCATCTCCTGCGAAGTAAAAATCTCCATTATCTCTTATATAAGAAGTCCAAGCACTTGATTTGTAATATCCTAAGTATGTTGAAGATAAATAAAGCCCATCAGCACTAGGTGTTCCAAGTGTAGCAGGAATATTTGATAAATCAACACTCCAATCAGCGCCAAGAGTTGCGTTATCTTCTGGCTTCTCTGTCCCACTTACCTGAGTATCAAAGTCAGCAGTATCAGCAGTAGCTAAAGCCCCAGCGTCAGTTAAACTAGCAATACCAGAGCCACCAGTAATAGTAATAGTGCCTTTAAAAGCAAATGCTCCAGAGCTTAATGTGTATTTTAAAGAAGTAGCATCAGACGCAGAACCTATATACACTCCATTTGTATCTAAAATGTAACCAGCATTAACTGAGTCTGTAAAACTTGTCTTACCATATTTTAATGTTCCACCTATCAAAGTAATATCTGAGAATTGAGCCGAACCATCAGCATTGATAGTCCAACCTGCTGAGCCATCAACATAACCTTTAGAACGAATAAACCCATCAACCATTATTAGATTACCTATTAATTCTCCACTAATAATACTCTCTGCTGGTATCTCGCCATAAGAGTCTGAGCCACCACTAACAGACAGGCTAGAAGGTAACAAAGTAGTATCAGAGCTTTCTATGTCTGTTCTTTGTAAGAACTTATTCAGATTTAGTGAGTCAAGTGATGCCATTTATATTTTATTTAAAATTTTATTTGTATTCAAATTAAGTATTTCAAACCCCCTAAAGATAAAAGGAGAGCCGACTGAGTTTCCACTTATCCTAAACTTAATGCGAGAAAAGTTTGAAGCATTTACTTTCTTCTTATCAGAGAGTTCTCTTTCTATCTGTCCTAAAGGTCGCCAATAACTATATTCGTCTTTGTCTTTTCCGTAACTTATTTGCGCCCCTTCTGCGTTTTCGTGATTAACAGCCATTTCTGTAAAGGACTTATTATCAGACTTAAGTTGTGTGAAGTAATACCAGTGTGTTTGTAAGTCGTAATTAATAGGTGCGCCATTATCACTTGTGCCTTCATTAAGCTGATAAACTATACCAGTATCATCGCCTACAACATTAATTAAAGTAGTGCCATTATCATACTTAGCGAAAGACCTAATCTCTACCGCATAAGAGTAGTGAGTCCATATCTGAGTTGAGATTGTGTATCTAACTACGAAGTTCTTGTAATCTACTCCGTCTAGGGTTATGTCGCCTATACTCCAATATATGTGATCGTCATCAGTTCCACCTGAAATATTACCCCAATAAGCACGAGGTATTGCTTTAACTATATCGTCAATCGGTTTAGAAATCTCTATCTGTTCTCCACTATAATTGAATTTGTAAAAACCAGAGGAGTGGTGATAATAAATCCCGTCTTTAGCTTCAACAACACTCTCCTGGCTGTAAGTTCCACGAGTGATTGCTGGGTCAGGGTCAGTTGAGTTTAGACTAAATATTCTGTATATATGATTTTGTTTAAACACTAATAAAGCACTTGGGTGTCTTTTCAGGGCTGTAATACTCTCTCCGTCTTGAGGGCTAACCTGAATAAAGGAAGTGCCACCAGTTATTGTGTTTGAAGTGGTTACGACATTTGAGTAATAAACCTTATCGCTTGACGAGTCAGCTACCCATATTCTTGACCTGTAATTTTCTATAAAGTCCCCAGCGGGTAAGTCTGCGACATTTGTAGTTCCAAAGCTTCCACTACCTGCGTAAGTAGCACAATCTTGATTTGCGTTACCATTTACCATAAAGGTGTAATCTACGAAGTTGGTAGTTCTCATCTTAGACGTAGACGTTAGCCCAGAGCGCACAGAAGCCCAGCTAGAGCCATTGTAGGCATAAACGTTGGTATCTAGCTTAGCTAAGAGCTTATAGTTCGTACCAGCGTTATTTACGTAGTTTGCCATACCTAAGACTGCCTTCCCAGACTCAATCGTAGCACCTATCTTAGTTATTCCTTTACGTAGCTTAACAACCCCAATATTATCAAAGTTGAGGTTTTGTGAGAATTGACAAGTGTTTTCTGGTACTAGAATATCGTCTACTGATGTAGCCCGTATAATCCCGTTTTGTATTGGCGGTAAACTTAATTTTATAGACATATTTTATATATTATTTTGGAAATATTTAGCAAGGTATATCAATTCGGAAGGTCAATCACAATTTTCAGGTTCTGCCCGGTATAAGCCTTAGCGACTTGTGTTTCACTTTTTAATTTCCAATCATTATAATCGGTGTCGTCTTTACTCTTTAAGGTTGAGTCCTTTCTACTCTTAATCTTCCACTTTAGCCAAGGGATATAAATGTTATAAAAAGGTTCGTCTAGTGCGTCTGTATCTGAGTTTATGTCAGTTATAACCTTATAGTAGTCCAACCATATATTCTCAGCGTCTAAATCATCATCAAAAGGGCAATTAAATATAACCTCTCCGTCATCAACGGTGTAGCAAGTAGGCATACCAAATGAGTCGCCCTGCCAAACGTCTGTCCCTGTTGCGTGTCCTGCTGTTCTTATCCCTGTAACTCCTGAGATTATGTTAGTGGACTCGGTGTTAGCTGTGTAAGCTATTGCGTCAATATCTTCTCCGACTGCTTGACCAGCGACATAAACTGCTCCAGACTCGTCAAAATCTCCAGAAGAAGTAAGAGTTATTGAGGTGTCAGCAGTAACCACAGCCCCATTAAGAGTTGTGTGGGCTATCCCTTCATAATAAGCGTTAAGAGCTTGTTTATCTATGTAATATAAAGGTCTTTTATCCTTTCCTATTCTTAACGATAAAATGTTCTCATTAGTGCTAGGGTATCTTAAGTCAGTCGGTAGAGTTAGTTTATTAACCCCAGGTATTATATCTCCAGCGTCATAATCAAATTCTGTTCTAAACGACCATCTAATTATAGCTATATTCTCGTCTATCTCTCTACGCCCTTCGTTTAAGGCTTCAAATAAGAACTCTTTTGTGATTACTTCACTATCAACGGTTTCGCCTAATTGTGTGAGAGCTTTCTTAATGATTGACCCAGCCGAGTTGTCCGTAAAACCAGTAGCAGGGACTTCGTCAGAATATGAGGAATATTTAGTGCTAGTAGAGTTTTTAAACCTTATCTTGTAGTAATAGGTAGATAACCCAGCCACTTCATTGTAATAAGTTTCAGAAGAACTAACCTGTATGCTGATAGTATCAAGCAAGGTGTAAGTAATTCCGTCTGTGGATTTGTAAATCTCTACCTGATTATAAGGTATAAATTGTATCTTCTCTCCTCTCGTATGAGCGAATAAAGAGTTAGAGGCAGTTGTTATGGTTGTAGCAGTTGGAGCGGTTGAGGAATGAGTGAGTATTATCTCAGACTTCTCAGCTCCTACATTTCCATATACTAAGTATTCGCTAATAGCGAACTTTAAACCATTATCAACAGCAAAAGAAGCTACACCAGAAGCATAGTTAGTGTTAAGGAATGTGAACTCTCCGTCTAAGTCAGGTGGGGAGATAAATAGTTCTACACCTAAGTTTTCTCCAAACTTAGTTCTTAATTTTGGTATTATCGTCATATTTTTTTAATTAATCTATTATTGTTCTTTGAAATAATGCTTGAGTTCCATAAACTTTGTATTCGTTAAGATTATCAACTTCATCAAATTTATCAGTAAAGAAAGCCATTGTTGGCATATCAAGAAAGACTGCTCTTATCTTTTTATCTTCATTACAAAGCCAGATGTTTTTATCTCCTCTTATTTTTTTAAATGTAAACATATCGTTGTTAGTGTTTAAAAGTTCTCCTAAATAATTATATTTTATAAATATCATTGGATCAGAAGCTCCATTATAACCATTCCCGTTATTTGCTCCATTACCACCCCAACCTGTTAATTTGAAACCAAGGTGTAAATGTGGGCCAGTACCAGCTCCAGTATCACCTGATAAAGATATTAATTGCCCTGCCTTCACAATATCTCCAGCCTTAACCTTCATTTCTGAATTGTGTCCGTAAAGAGTTTTATATCCTTCTTCTTCATTCCATATCTGTATCATATTACCATTAGTAGCGTCATAACTAGCATACATACAAACGCCATCGTGAGCTGAATAGATAGGAGTTCCAATAGGACAAGCATAGTCTACGCCTGGGTGACCGTCTAAACCATAAGTATCTTTGTAAAATAACTCCCACTTACCCTTAGTTGTATTATACCAAGAAAAGTCTTTTCCAAACAACTGACTTATTTTAGGATTTTCTAATGGCTGTCTTAGTTTCATATTATTTTTTTAAATATTCTAATAATAAAGTGATTATATAAGCTAATACCCCATATAATAATGAAAGAACGAAACTAAAATTATAATAAGTAAGGACGCAAAATGTTATTAAGCATATTAACAATGCTAAGCACATATTATTCTTCTATTATTTTTAATCTTACACTATTTTCTGCTATAATACCCATTAATGTAATTTGCGTTTCTTTTAACTCTTTAATATTAACTCCATTATCAGCAATTTCTTTACTCATTTGCTCCATATGAGAGAAATGATTTTCTTGTATAATAGCAATATCTTGCTTAATCTGGTAATAAGGAGCAACAACACCAGCAACAAAAACAATAATACCAATTAAATATTTAATCTCTGTCGTTAGATATCTTTTTAGCCAATCTTCTCTTTCTAATTTTTCTATTCTTTTACTTGACATATACTGTTGAGATAACAAATTTGCGTATCACATTAACTAAAATTGAATTAATAGCTACTATAATTGGTGTAATAGCTCCAAAGTCTATACCAGGGACTGCTTCTTCTAAATAAGTTGCTAAAGTCCCAAGTAAAGCAATACCTGCTCCAATAGCGAGTTTTTTAAGGTCTTGTTTAACGATTGTCCAGTTAGGACTAAATACTTGTTTGCTCATACATTTATATTTAATTAATTAATCTTTTAAAATATTTTCTTCTATTTCTGCTTCATTAATAACTTCTAATTTCTCTGTTAATATACTTGTTTTAGCAGTAGCTATATTTTTATTATCTAAGACATAGGCTCTAGCTTCTTCCACTTTTAAAACTGCCTTTTCTGGTTTAATATAATCTTCTTCTTTTATCTCAAGTTCTGCCATTAATCTCTCAATAGTTTCTTTTCTGCTTTTGTCAGTTGCTCTTTCTTCTTCTGTAAAAAAATGCTCAATGTAGACAGGCTTAACATCTGAATTTATACAGATAAATAAGCTATTTGTTTTTTCTTCGTATCTTGTAATCATATATTTATTTATTTATTAGAAAGTTATGGTAGTTTTTGAAGTGCTACCAAACTTTAATTCTGCCCTAAGGCTTGTAGGTTTCTCGCAATAGTCCAGTCTTCAAGTTCGCATATCATTACCCAAGTTTCCCATTTATAGGTTGATTGAGTTAATTCAATAATTTGAACTTCAAGATTAGGCTCGGTGCGTTGTAGGTTTTGGAATAACCTGAAAGGCATATTTTCTAAAACCCATAACTCATTTTCATAAAGAACAATCATTTTTTCCTCCTTTTCATTTTTTGTGTTCTGATTAATAACTCCGCAACCTCTTCAAATGATTTGTTTCCAAATAAGAAGTGCCACGCTCTCTCTCTCTCGCTATCAAACTTTAAAAGATTTGATGGTGTTGATTTCCCGTGATTTACACGATTTACGATATGGTGTTTGATAATTTTACCACTTCGTTTCCATTTCCTGTGCTTTTTCATTGCTTCCCTTTTTTAACCCTTGACTTTTCTATTTACTCTCGCTATACTATTTATATAAATTAATTAACTAATAAATCTATGCTTATTCACTCAATAATCTTCGCTTTAGGATTACAGATTATGTTCGCTGATAGTATGACTATGGGTTATATGTGCGGAACTGATTATTATTATCAAAAGGTTATTGTTTTAAATCTTGATTCTTTCTGCGACCCTAATAAAGTTCTCTATCACGAAATCGGTCATCAGTTATTCTTACAAGACCAAGAAGTTAAAGATTTTCTTAAACCATATCCAGCTCCTAGATATTATTACCATACTTTTTATCCAACAGAAGATATGAGATTAAACGAGAAAGTGGCAGATTATTTTGAAATGTATATTTCCTATTCTGATTTCCCTGATAAATTTCCTAAAGTAAATAAATTATTTAATGAACGAACTGATTATATACTGAATAATTTAGCTAGACAATAATACGTGAATTGTTTAGTTAGCACCTCTGAAAAGGGGTGTTTTTTTTATGTGTAAACATTAATATATCCAGTAGAGCCATTAGGCATTTGGACTTTAATACTTCCAGCAACAGTTGTGTGTGAAGTTCCTTTATCAGTACAGGCATCAAAGTCAAATATTTCAACATCAGCATTAGCGTCTAATAATATTAATGGAGCAGAAGTACTTCCACTATCTATTGTTAAAGCAACACCATTACCAACTTGATTTAATATTAAATCTCTTCCAGTTCCATCATTTCTAAACTCTACATTATCTCCAGCAGCACTTGAGTTATTTTGGATTACTCTCATTACATAATTAGTTCCTATATTAGCACCCATATTTCCTTCGTTATTTATCACTATCATATCTCCATTGGTAATCATTCCATAGATACGCATAACATCTCCAGTAGTCGCTTCACTATCTATATTTAAAGCGATACCATTGCCATTCTGGTCTATGAATAGTCCGTTGCCAGTTCCAGCATTAGTTATATTCAACCCATTAGGATTATTAGTTACATCATTTTGAGTGATAGTTAAAGGCACGTCATTACCAGCGTTAGCCATTGTTATATTAATAGCTTTTGATGATGTCATTATTCCTCCTAGAGTTGTGGCGGGTAAAGTTACCGTTCCAGTAAAGGTTGGAGAGGCTAGGGGGGCGTAAGAAGATAAATCTTGATCGCCCGTATTAGG